ATTTTCTCGATACCTTTAAAATTGTTGCTTTTTTAAAGCAATAGGGACGGCTTGCACCGTCCCTAAAACACAGTGCAGTTGATGCACATATCTTGTCTTAACCTACATTGTAAGCGCAGCCACAAGCGCCAGCTACGTTAGCAGCGACGCTTTGATACGGACTAGATGTAATGTAAGCGGGCTGCGGGTAAGGTCTCAGCGTACCGATAAGGTTAGCGCTCTGAGCCTGTTGGGATAACTGGAAGTTAGCGGTCTGCAAATCACGGTCGCGGTCTGCGAGTTTGTCACGCAGGTCTTGAATCTGGTTGGCAATCAGCACTGCTCTGGTCTTTTCGCCGTCCTCTTTCACTGCGTTAACAATATCACAGGTGTTGCGCGCGTTTTCGTAACGTACTGCATCAATGTTGCGGTTAGTCTCGCAGCAGCACTGTTGCTGTGCAAAACGATTCTCTGCAAGCTGGTTGCCAAGTTGATAGCCTGTCTGCATAAGGTCGCGTTGAACGCCGTTAAAGCCATTAAGCATGGTAGTGTTTTGGGCATAAAAGCCGTCACACAGGCCGTTCTGAACACCGCGGATGCCATCTTTGATGTCTTGCATGGAAAACTGGTCAGCAATCTGGTCGCGCGTCATAGAACCGTTCGCGAAGATTTCAGCACCCATGTTGCCGCGATTGTTCCAGCCGTTGCCCCAACCGCCCATCATTACGAAAATAATGAGAATCCAAGCCCACCAGCCGCCGCCGAAGCCCATGCAGTCGCCATAGCCGCGGTTCATGTCCATTACAGGTACTACACCTGCGCCACCGTTTTCTAAAGTCATTATTGTTCACTCCTTTCGGTGAAAATATCTTATAACACCTTGTGCGCATCAAAGTGTTAAGCCAAAATTAGATAGCATCTGACGAAGCTGTTCGTCGCTCATGCCACGTTGCTTCGCAAGATTGCGTACAGTTTCTTTCAACTGCATCTCGTTTTTGCCTTGGCCCATCTGCATAGCGCGCCCCATCATGGGGTTTTGCTGTGCCATTTGCGTCAGCATCTGCATAGGATTACCGCTATTCTGTAACATCGCCATTATTTGCATCGGGTTCATGGTTCATGCCTCCTAGCTGTTTCTCTAGCTTATCCACACGTTGAATCAAGTTATCCACACAACTTCGTTCAGCGTATACAACTTGCTTCTGCTCCTGCGGATTACTTAATTGGTAAACTCTGAATACAGGCAGCCCGTTGAGGTCAATAGACTTCTCGTAAATCTTCCCCTCCGCCGGGCATGGGAAGAAGGTGCTGCTGCCGTCAAGGTCTATCTGAGCAGCCTTTGCTTCATCTATACCAGTCACCACTCTGCCTTTTAACGCTTGCGGCATCTGGCTCATAGGCATTTGCGGTTGCTGATACATCTGCATCTGCTGCTGCAAATAATTTAATCGCTGTTGCATCTGCGGCGCAGCTCCCGTATAAGGATTTGGTGCGTATTGTTGTCCGTACATTGTTATCACCTCACACTTATATTTTGCGATATTTTTGTTAAATCGTTCTATCAACATTCCCTCATCATTCCGACATTTAACGCATAAAAAATAAGCCCTTTAGGCGCACGATACAAAATCGTACACCTAAAGGGCTTCGCTTTATCCTAGATTTCAAAACACGTAAAACAGACTCATATGCAGCAGCAACATCACGTTCAACAGTCTTATCGGAAATATTCATTTCCATACCAATCTGGTAATTCATCAGCCCATCAACAAATCGCTTCTCGCAGACAACGTATTGCCGAGGACTGACTTTTGCTTCGTGCAGCACGGCATAAAATTCTTCTCGCGTCGAATTGTGTAGCCAGTCCCTTGCACGCTTTTTGAAATCATCCATATTATGTTGCGATTGCCACCGCTAAAGCGCCGCCTAACAATACCCATGCTATGTTGCGCTGTGTCTTAATTATTCGTTGCTGCCTTTTTACCTCTTTCTCGTACAGTTCTAGCGATTCGTTGGCACTCTGCAATAGCAGCTCGTTGCTGCTCGATTGTTTCCTCAATGCTGTCAGCTCTGCTTGCAGCTTCACGGTTTGCGCTTGCGCTTCGCTCAAGGCTGCTTGCGACTTTGCCAGCTCTGTTTTCAGCACTCTGCAATCCCTCGCTAATTTCGTATTGCTGCTCGCGAGCTGTTCCAATCTCGTGTCGAATAACGTCAACTCGCTCTCCGTTATCGTGTACTCCGCTTCCGCTATCGTGCGTTCCGTTTCCTGCGCCGAAGCTGAACCAGATACCAGCGCACAAGAAGATAGCAAGAGCAATAAGCAAAAGGCGATTATTTTTAATAAATGTTTTAAGTTCATTCATTTTTTACCTCGTATAACAGTACAGGGGGACAAATTGTCCCCCTGTTGAACTGCTCACATTTTTGTCACCAGTTGGTTATCATAAGCCGAAGCCTACTGCAAAGCCCAACACAAGTCCAGCCAAAAATTTCTTGTCAGTGACGTACTCTAAAAATTCGTTGAATTTCTCCATTATCGCCTGTTCACCTCGCTTTCATTAATGCAATCTATACCATTCGGCGTTGCCGCGAATGTCCTGCATTTTATTATAGAGATTTTCGCCCGGACAGGCCGTGGCCATTAAATCTCTGTGTCCGACTACAATATCGCTGGAAGCAATAAGTCCGTAAATGTTACACAGCTCAGCTATAAGTTGTGAAAGGGAACTCAACTGTGCTTCCGTTGGTTCTGCAATATCAAAATTGCCACACACATGGATGCCGATAGTATCTCTGTTTCTGCCATAAGTATGAGCGCCAACAGCCCATCTAGGTCTGCCTCGCTCCACTGTGCCGTCCTTGCGGATGACATAATGGTAGCCGATGCCAGCCCAGCCTTGAGCCTTATGTGATGCGTGAATTTCGGCAGCAGACAAATCATCGTCTGACGGGTCGCCTGTGTGATGTACAACAATCATGTTTGTGCTCTGGCGCTCGTTCAAACTGTCAAAATTTAAATCTGTTTCAACGACGTTCGTGTTTCTCACCGTCCTTTTCGTCCTCAAACTTGTCGGGTATGCCATTGCCGTTTACATCGACAAAGCACCCGGCAATAAATGTCACGAAGCCAATCATAGCGGGGCCTATCATTTCTTTTATTATCGCCAGCAAGTCGCTCATTATGATTTTGCCGAACCACGCTTGGTAGCACCATGCTGCGTAATACGTCAGCACTAACAGTACCACCAAAGCGAAGTACGACGTTATCATCCATTTAATAGGCGACTGCATATCGCTGACTCTGTTCTTTGCTACCTCAATGTATTTTCCGAGATAGTCCTTGAACTTGCTGAACATCAGTCATCAGCACCTTTGGAACAGCAGCACTTGCGAACGTCGTCGACCTCTCTTTTAACCTCTTGATAGCGCAGCAATAAGGAATTTAACTGTTCCTCGGTAGTGGCCTGTGCTACACGAATGTCGTTTATAACCTTGGTCAGTTCTTTCACCGCAAGTGTGTTGTTGTCAATGCTCTGATGCAGTGCATCGTTCTCAACTCTCTGCGGTTGAACAATCAGCCAAGCCCCCGCAAACGCCAGCCCGCTAATCAAAAAGCTCAGTAACTCTAAGTCCATTTTTCACCTCTCAGAAAATAGTTTGAGCCACCGCTTGCGCAGTGGCTCTTTTTATATACAGCCGTTCCTAGGTAACGACTCCCCCGACTTTATTTACCCAATGTGGGTACATCAGCAAAATCTTTTTTCTGCTGTTTTGACATGTATTTTCGTGCGCGCTCGGCAGTCGTTAATGTTAAATCACCAACAGCCTTTTTCAGTTGTGCACCCGTTATGCCGTTCTTTCTAAGCTCTGTCATTTCTGCTGTGGTAAGTTTCTCGCCATCAGCGCGCTTTCTCGCAGCATTCATCAACAGTTTTTGTTTTTTGTCTTTAGTGCGTGTTTTTTCGGCGTATGTCGCAGATGACATGTCTGCCGCTAAGCTCTGGCCTACTGGCCTAAATCCCATACCCTTGAGGTACTTTTCTGTACCCTCGTACCTGTATGACACTTGACCTTTGGAGTTAGTGCTGTAGCCTCGTAGCGCCTCTGCGATATTGCCTATGGCTGGGTTAACTGCTTTCATGGCCTTGATGTAATCGCCAGACATTGCACTAGCAATGCTGCCGGGGATTACGCTGCCCGCAGGACCTGCCAAATACTCCAGTAAGGAATCGTTGTCCGGGAACATGCTAGACATGCCAACTCGTCTGGAAATATCTACACCGAGATTAGAGAAGATGCCATATACAAGCGTTCTTGAAACCGGGTTATCTCCAAGGTTTTTAAACAACTCCATTTTCAAAACACTGGATGGCTTATATCCCAGTATTTTCTCCAAGAACTCATCCAGCCAGTCTCCGCCGGGCAATCCTGCAAAGCCAGCCATGAGAAGGTATGTTGCCCAGAATCTTGCCTTTTGTGCTTTCGTTCCTTTGCCAAAGTGCGGCATAAGCGACATCATCAGCTCCCATTCTTTCATAGGGTATTTCTGGAACAGCAGGCCCAAGTCGCCAAGAACTGTTCCGCTAAACATCTGATAGATGCCCGGAGCATCGGATGAGCCGTAATCAAAGTTGGCTTCGCGATTTATACGTCTAGCATAAGCTATCGCTTGTTTGTGGCTCATCCCTTTGTCTTTTATCGCTTCGTTGTACGCACCTAAAACAGCCACAGCCCTTGTAATTTCATCGGCTTTTTTGAAGAAATACATGCCCTTGTCTCCAGCCTTGCTAATCATAGAGCGCAAGCGTGCAAAGCCTTGGCGTTTGCCTTCGATAGCACTTCTGCGTTTAGAGAAGCCGCTAGGAGTATCAAGTCCGATGTTATAAGGGACGCCGACCTCTGCCAAAACCTTCTTGTCGGAAAGACTCATGTTTTTCAGCGCCGACATGCCGTGCGCTGTGTGGCCTACGCCTATCAACGCCACCGTATTGACCAACTGCGTCATATTGACGAGGGCGGACGATACATTCAAGAAGCCTAAAAGGCTCTTGCTTAAAAATCCGTTGATGTTTCCGGCAAGCGCTACACCCAATCTGTCGCCGTAGTTAGCGTTCAGATTCTTTAACAGCCAATCGTTCTTGGCAATCATGCTGTTAATCATGGATTCGAGATAGTTCGGAGTGCCGTTGTTGTGGCGAATATAGCGTTTGATGATGTTAGCCATCGCCTCTTTACCGCCATACTCTTTGTCCCAACGCCCGAAGGTTCTCTCGAACAGTTTTATCGACTTCTGTTTCGCTGGCTGCAAAGCACAATATCTGGACGACATTGTAAAATATCTGTCCAGAGAATTGATGACATTGGAGTTGTAACCAACTCTACCTTTTCTGTGGCGCAGATTGCCAAAGAAGCGGTTGCGATTTGTGCGTCCAACGACGCCCTTCAACACATCTCTTGCTTCTGGTACGCTCATCTTGCAGTTGTCGACAATGGCTCTTTGCAGTGCGATATATTCTGCATCGCTAACAACAAGAGAAGATTTCTTGCCGCCGACGGAATTATTTTCGTCACTCAAGTGTCTGTTGGGGTCGAAGAACTTGGGTGCGATTTGAAGGTTGACTTTTTCGCCGCCGTTTTGCTGCAAATATTGAGCCGCCTTATAGGCTTCTTTCAAATTCTTGCCGCTCCCGACAGGCACAAGTCCGTCTTTAGTTTCCGCCAAAACCATCCACTGCTCAAAGATGTGCGGTAAATAACCAGCGATTTTGCCAATCGGCGGAGCTACGCGCTTCACTTTGGCTTCATAATATACAGGTCCGTTCTCGCCAATGTGCTTTTCAACAGCCGCTGACACAACAGCATACGGACTGTTTTGCAGTTCTTTTAGCTGTTCTGGAGTTAAGACTTCTTTGGAAGAACTTGTGTAAACTCTGGGCTTATCGTAGCGCACCTCGTACTCTACGCCGTTTACGACCTTCTCCAGTTTTGATGCTGGCACCCATTTTTTTACGTCAGAACCTTTCTTAGAACTGTCGGGTACAAGAACTTCTACATTCTCTAAAAACGGCTCCTTCATCAAGCTCTTAAACTCTTTTGCACTCAAGGTTTCGCGAACGTGCGTCAGACCTCTGTGCGCATCGTTTACCGAACTCCACACGTTGCGAATGAGCTGGCGAGTACGGACATAAGCCTCGACGACGCTCTTGTCATACCCAGCGTCTTGCAGCTCTTTCAACGTATATTCCTTTTGCTCCATCTCGCCAGACTGCAAAAGGTCTAAATAATCGTCGAATTGCTGGTTGTCTTTTAACATGCCAACAAATGTCTGGAATTGCTTTCTCCATCTAGCGCGAAGTTTCTCTTGGGTGTCTTGGGCTTTTGAGTAAATGTTATAGAAACTTCTAAACACAGGACTCTTTTCGGCAAGGCGGCTCGGGCTGCGCAATGTCGCTTCAAAGATGCCGCCGACTGCATCTTTCTCACGGTCGGTCATTTTGTTGATTTTGGTTTTGATTTCGCCAGCTTTAACACCAGCTTCATCTGCCTCGCGATTGGCTTCGGCAACCACGGCTCGTAAGTCATCCGGCATCGCTTTGCCGTTTACTTCTTCGATAGGAGTTACCTTGAAGTTTAGCTTGCCATCTGATTGCTCAGTTGCGGAGTAGGATTGTTCCTCTTTTTCGTTGACATCCATAACACCTTGTTGTACACTATATATAGATAGAGGATGACTGTTCGGAACAGCGGACTTACCATCTGGTAAGAAGCGCCCGGCAGCTCCTCTTTTTTTTATGGAATCATCTATACTGGAGTCCGTGCCTTTGTAAAGTGTCTTGAGGTAGATTTCCCCGCTAGGTGAGAATTCAAGCACTACGCCGTACTTGGAGCTTCTGCTTCCGCTAGTTTTGAACACCATCGGCTTGCCTCTCTGACCTTGCTCTTTATTCCCGTAATAAACTGCTTCTGGTTCAGATAACCCATCTAAAGCATCAATCCATTCTTCATCAGTCAGATGATGCTCATCTTCTACATGATTAACAGCATCCCCCGCAATTCTGATAATTTGTCCATCAACATTATAAGCAAAATACGTCTTAGAAGCCAGTTTGACTTCTCCACTAAGAACTTTTTCTTTAAAGCTTGGGAAGTCGCTGGCTTTGTTTTTATACATAGCCGCATTATACTGTCGTCCCGTTCTACCACTCTCATTTGTTCCTCGGTTGAACATTTTGCCGCTCTTGACGGCAAGGAAAATACCCGTGTCGGTGTCGATGCCGAACTTTTTGGCAACCCCAGCCATCCATTTTTGAATCTTCCAAACGATTCGTTCTGCCAGATTCTTCGGGCGTTTGTCCTCTTGCACAAATGCAGCATAGTCGTCGCATTCCATTTCTTCGCAACGCCTTCTGATTTCCTTTTCAGTGAGCTTGTTGAAAGCGGCTTCACCCATTTGCTTCTTGAGCTTGTAGCTATAGTAACGATACAGATGCTCTATTTCAGAAGGTTTCAGCAAGGTTCTGTGAACAAAGTGCATGACTTCGTGATAAACCGTAGCATCGTTCGCTGCCTCGGTCAATCTGATTACATCAACCACTTCGCCGCCCGCTTCATTGACGGCTTCCTTGCCGTAATAACCGCGGATTACAAAGCCAGATGATTTAATATCAGCCGCACTCAGCATCTGCTTCTTCTGCTCATATGTCATCTTACCCAAGATAGCAGCTTGCGATGTGTTGGTGTCAATCCAAAGGTTATTGCCGTTTGGAAGTTCAACTACGTGTACGCCGTCGGCTACTGTTGCAATCTTGCTGCCGCGGAAAGCATCCTTTAAGGTTCTCAAGAATTTCTTCTCGTTATCCTCTGTCAGAATTTCTTCCTGCTTTCTTGCGATTTCGCTTTCGCGCTCGGCGTCTACTAATCGCTTGACAGCAGCCTTGAAAGAAATATCATCGGAAGCAGCAGCAGTGCTAAGCAAATCCTTCATCGCTGCCTCTCTGGATTGGCTATCAGATTCTTTGCCACCTGTGCTTTCTTCATCGGTTGCATAGTCAAATTTTTTCCCTAAGTTGTTAACAGCAGAGAAGAAGCCGTTCTGAAACGCAATGTCTAGCGCGCGTGCTTCGCTGCCGAGAGCCATGTTTTCTGCGGTTTTAGAGCGAGTCGCTATTTTTTCGTAAAAGGCGTTTTGCTCGTCTGGTGAGCCTGTAATCAGATACCTAAACATAGCATCGGATTTCGCTCCGTATCTATATATACGGCCTTCAATCTGGATGGCTGCGGTAGGCCTTACAGGCAATCCAAGGTTAATTAAAACTCTAGGATGTGCGCCTGTTTTGTCGTGCAGGGAAATACCTTCTTGCCCAGCGGCAGAAGTGACCATAATAATATCAACGCCGCTGTTGTCGTCGTTAAATTCTTTTACAGCCGCCTTTCTTTTGCTATCCGATTCGTTGCCGTTGACAAATCTAACCTTATCGCCAAAGGCTTCTTTGATGATGTTTATAGCAGACAGCTCTTGAGAAAGGTCTAAGTCAACGTATTCCGGGAACATTTTCTTGAACGCATTGTACTGCTTCTTTTGCTCCGCGTTCATTCTTTTGTACTCAGCATCCGTCAGTTTAAACGGTCTTGTGATTTTGCTTTCTTTGAGGTCATGGTACAGCACAACCTTCTTTCCTCTGGAAAGATAAGATTTGATTACTGGCACGGAAGCGCTCGCTTTTTCTGTTTCCAGTACAAAGTCCAGTGCCATATTCATTCTTGACAGCCATAAATCTGCGAACGAGCCTTCTTTCCCCTTGCCGCTAGGAACAGGAGTATCTTCCGCTGCTCGTTTTTTCGCTTCCTCAACTACTTTCCCTTTTTCTGACAAAGCAATATCGCCTCCAGCGTCGGAAATGGCACCCATTATGTGAGCTATTTCTTTCAGCTTTTCGGTTACGTTGTTTGTTTTAACCTTGATGAAGCGTCTGTTGTAGTCTTTGTCTCCGACCAATCGTCTGTTGACCATTGCGCCGTCCTCTACAAGTTTGTCGTGGAAAGCGATTTCTTTCGCAGTAGTGTCTATTAATTGGCCGTAGCTGTCTCTTTTCGGAACTATTTTGCCACTTTGTTGAATTACGAAGTTAAACACTTTGGTTAAGAAGCCGCCAGAGCTTCCGCCAAAGCGGCTGTCGGCATAATCAAACAGTAATCCTTCTGCATAGTAGGCGTTCTGCGGATAAGCAAATGGTGTTGCAGAAAGCAGCAGAGTCTTGGTGCTGGCGTCTTTTTTTCGCTTAGCGTACAGCGGACGTTCTTTCTCTTCAATCTTGTAGAGCTTTACTCTCAACGCCTTTATTTCGTTTTCAAGTTTAGGAGATTCAGTTTTAAACTTATTCAACCGCTCTTGCTCTTTCGGCGTTAGAGCACGCTCGCGTGCTGCCTCGCTGAGCTTTGCTATTTTTTCACCCAGCGAATCGCTCTTTTCTTTCAGACCGTCAAGTTGCTTGTATAATTCGCTGTACTTAATGCGCATATATCCGCTAAATCCGCCTTGCTTATGTCCGAACAGACCTCTGAAAGCAGTTGTGTATACACCAATTTCTTCGGGCTTGCCATTAACATCTGTTCTTTTTTGACCAGACGCAATATGATGAGCCTCGTCACAGACAATCAAATCCCAATCTACCTCTTGGACGTGCTTATTTGTCGCTAAGGAGGAATAGCTGATTATATTCGGAACACCATCTACGGTCTTGCCGTTGCCGAGATACGCAAACTCATCCAACCCCAAGAGCTTGCCGTCCTTCACCCAAGCGTCGTTGGCAATGTCTTGACTGGGAACGATTATCAGTATTTTCTTTTTGCCGTTCATTATCTGGCGTTTGATAACACCAAGCGCAGTTAATGTCTTGCCAGTGCCTGTACCGTTTGCGACCAGCATACCCGGCTTGTCGTTGGAATACAGACGCTTTTCTATCGCCTTTATATCCTCATGCTGTTCCGAATACAACAAAGGCAGCGTTTCAGCTATGTTAGCTTCATCCGCTGCCTTGATTGGCGTATCATCTTTTACTTGTTGTTGCCGTTTTAATCTTTCGGTAGCTTCATCGGAGGATTGATGCTCAACCTCATTCTGCCCAGAAGTATGTTCAGAAAATCCTTGGCTCTGCTTGTTGCGAACGGGAACTCCGCTGCTGCCAGTGCGTTCGCCTCGCTCTGGTCCAGAATCTCCGGTGCTGCGTTGCGAAGCATCGGATGTTTTTTGACCGCTTTGCTGATTGCCTCGTGTTCCGCCAGCAGCGGTCCCACTTCCAGAAACATTCTTGCCGCCATTTGCGCGTCCTCCGGGAACGCCCTCAACCCCCTGCTCTCCATTATCCGCTTGCGGATTATTGCCTTCGCCCGAGTTCTGGCTGCCTCCGTCGGGAGTGACAGGCTCTCCTTCCACGCCGTTTTCATTCCCTCGTCCACTATTGCTTTGATTAGGTTCTCTGGTAGTTCGTATAGGCTCATCGCCGCCACCTCCGTTCTCATCTTGTCCTAAGTCTACCATATTTTCGTCGCCCTGTCTAGGATATGCCCTCAAAGCCTTACGTGCTGCGTCGAAATAATCTTTGATTTCTTCGTACAGTGCCGGGTTTCGCTTTTGCAACATTTCCTTAGCTTGCTTCGGGCTAAGGCCGTTATCTTCAGCAAGTCGAGCAAAAACCAAAGCTCGCCTCCAGCCTAAAATTTTTGCATCGTCTGCTTTAAGAGAAATCTGCGCTGGGACGTTGCTAAGAAATTCCCAAGCGGCTCTTATAGTGCCGTCAATAAATTGCACGGCACGTTGCGCACGCTCTGCGGCTACTTTGCCAGCTTGCACGGCCTTGTTTAGCCCCGCCCTTATAATCGTAGTAACTGACATTCGCCATGCGTTAAATTTAGCTCTAGCTCTAACAAAGTTTTCTTCGAGCTGTTTCCCGCCAATAGCTAACAGTTTTGCAAAAATGTCCGCATCATAATGAGCTAGGTTATTGGATTTTTCGCCACTTTCCTCCACCTTAAAAAACTTCTCGGTCCATTCTTGCACGAGCGCGGCAGCCGCTTCCACATCTTCTTGACTGATGTTACCTTCTGCGCCGTCTGCGGCGGCAGCATCGGTTTGCTCTTGAGGCTTCTCATTATCCTTTCCTTTTATTTCGTCAAGGACTTTAGAGCGCGCGTCTGCAAGCTTTTCTTCCGCCTTCTTCAATGCGTTCTCTGCTTTTTCAAGTTCTTTTTTTGCATCTGCAAGATTTTCATCTTTACTGCTAGCCACGGCTTTTTTTGCATCCGCAACTCGTCTTTTGACGACGGGAATTTTCTTCGAGGCCTCTTGAACGCTTGCGTCATCATTAACCAGTCTTTTTTCGAGAACGCTTGTTTCGCTTTCCAACTCATCGAGTTTTTGCCTTTCTTTATCAAGCGCTCTTTCCATGGCTTCTACTTTAAGCCCAGAAGAGCTACCTTTGGTCGCGTCGGTTGTCGCTTTTTGCAAGTTTAATTCAGCTTTCTTTAACTTAGCTTCCGCTTTCTTGACTTCTTCTGCGCTCCCGCTCTCTTTTGCGCTTTTGAGTTCTTCGGACGCCTTGTCAACAACTTCTGATGCCTTACTTACAGCTTCGTTGCCTCCAAGTTCATCGCCTTGTTTTTGAGCTGCTGCGTCGAGATTTTCCTCCGCTTTTTTTACAGCATCCTTTTGCTTTTTGACTTCACCTAAAAGGTCTCTGTATTTCTCAACCTTCTTTTCTCTGATGACTCTGCGAGCCGCATCAATAATTTTTTGCGGCTCCATAGATTCGACGGGAACATTCGGATTTTCTTTTTCCAGCATTTCTACCGTGCGGCGAGGCACGTCGTCCTCGGTTGTAGCCGGGTCTTTCAGTGAGGGAAGAACTTTCTCAACCGCCAGAATCGCCTCGATGGCTGCATTATTCTTCGCTTTATAACCGCCACGGGCTGTTGTTTTTACTTGCCCTTGGAATTTTTCGTAAAGTTCGTAGTAATAATCTTGCACGATGCAAAACTCTTCGTCGGGAAGGTTAAATTCTTTTTTTAGTTTTTCAAAGTTTTTGTTATCGTCTAGTTGTAGGTCTCGGAATACGATTTTGCGAATAAGCGCATCCCATTCAAGTGGGCTGCCGTCCTCTTCAACCAACGGGGTTCCGTTGTCCAGCGCAAGCGTCTTGCCCTTAGAGTTCTCTGCTGGGGCATCGCTGAACAGCACGTCTCCTACCTCATTGGCGTACTCTGGGCCTTCTTCTTTTTTAACCCCTGTAAGATAATCGTCGCAATCATCGTCAGTTATTTCGTTTTTGTATTTGTCATCTTCTTCGTCCTCGTCTTTAATTCCAAGAATCTCTTTTCTTGCAGCATCCGCTACTTTTTTGAGTTCTTTGTTGTATTCGTCGAGTTTCCCGATAACATCGCTGCCATTCTCTAAAACTTGAAGTTTAAAGAGCACCGGTTTCAGCATCTTTACAATTCTCGTGGGGCGTTCGTTGGCATCGCTGATAACATAATAAATAAGCCTTGTGCCGCTCTTTGACGATTTATCCGAGACCTCGGAGAATAAAAGTTTTGGATGCTTCCCTAACAGGCTGAGCAAAAACTCCTTATCGGTTTGATGTTTCGTAAGATAAGTTTTAACCTGCTTCTGCTCTTTTTCGCCAAGAAGGTCAATTATCTTCATCAGCTTATCTTCGGCTTCGGTGGCTGCCTCTGCTTCTTTTTCGAGTGTTTGGGTGTTTACCAGATTTTCAATCTCGCCGTCGTCGCCTTCTGCGTCTGTTGCGTTTTCTTCGCCTTCGCTCGGGTTGTCGAAAATATGCAGCATGTCAGCAGTTACAACCCCGGCATCTATGTTGGCTTGGTAAAATTGCGACAACGGCTCTTCGTCACCCTTATCGCCGGGTTTATCGCCCTTATCGCTAGGCTGCTCACTAGGTTTGTCGCTAGGCTTTTCGCCCTTATCGCTAGGTTCGTCGCCCTTGCCGCTGGGCTTCTCTCCCTTATCGCTAGGTTTCTCGCTAGGCGTATTCTGACTGCGCTCAATTTTTGTGCCGTCAACATTTGCGATAATATCTTCGACTTCTTCCATAGAGCTTGCTTCAAAGCTACCGTCCTTGCCGCCTTTATTGAAAGTAACCTCAAATTCTTTATCGGTAATGCGTCCAACAGTAACGCGGTCTGCTTTGCCGTCATCACTGTGCGCATTACTGTTGTATTCGCGAACCTCCGAGTCACTTGCGCCGCCAACCTGTTTGAAGCTGCCTATTTCTAGTGGCCAGCCATCCTCGTCGCGCTCGGATGCTTTGACGGTGTTTTTATCGGCTTGCTTTGCTTTCGGTTTCTCTCCACCATTCTTGCCTGTTGGTGGCTGTGCGTTATTTCCAGCGCTGTTAGAATTATCTCCGCTTTTGTTGGGGACAATAGGTTTCGGTGCCGCCGCGTCCTGCCCTTTTCCCTGTTTTGCTTTTTTAGCACGGTCTAACAATGCAAGTTTTTCCAACGGATGCAGATTGTTTAGCTTTTCTCTGGCTTCGGCATCGCCTTGAGCCGCTCTGGTTCCAATACCATCGTATTCTGAGTTTTTCAAAATATCTTGTACTTTCTTAGAGCCTTTCGCTTTTTCCCAGTTCAGGTTTCCAGTATCTTTGTGAACATAGCGGCTCTTTAAATTGCCCTTTAAGGATTTAGTTGTATGGCCTAACTCTGCGTCAGTCCACTCGTCACCAACAAGCCCGTTGCGACGGTCATCTGCGCGACGTTTTGCTTCATCGACAATATCCTTACCGATGCGATAGCCGTACTTCTTGCCGACTTCAATCAATTTGTCGAGGTCATCGCTTCCTGCTGCCTCTTTTACCTTTGCGGCTTCATCGTCGGTTAAAGTAACCTTTTTGTCGCCCTTGTTGTTGGCTAGATTGTTCAGAGACTTGCGCAAATTTGTGATTTCGCTTTCTGTTTTCGGGTCTTTAGCAATGGTCAGTTTTGGACCGACGTTCGGGGTGATAGCGTCGACACCTTGCGCTGGCTGGGCTGTGTTGGTTGCGTTGGTAGTAGCCGTGTTGGAAGTCCCGTTAACTACCTTATCTACAGCCGAATTTACAGCGTTGGTTGCTGTTTGTATCTGCTCATCCGGAGTTGTCGCAGGAGTAACTGTTGGCTGCTCCGACGGCTGCTCTACTGGCTGCTGTTGTTGCTCAACAGGCGGTTCTTCAACGGCAGATGCTGACTCTGAACCTTGAGGTTGTTGTTGCTGTTGCTGCTGCTCAGCGTCTTTGCCGTACCCGAGTTCAATGGCTTTTGCGATAACGTCCTCGTCTGAGCCAGTCTCAATCAAGTTTGCTACGTTGTTGTACTCGTCTCCGGCCTGTGCTTCGGATTCGAGATACTGTTCCAAGAAACTTTTTGCTTCTTTGTATTTAGGGTTAGCTGCCAGTCCGCTGCCGGAATTACCCATGCGCGACATAACGTCGTTAGCATACTCATTGATAGAAGGCTCGTTACCATTTCCTTGTTTACGGTTAAGCGCTTCGTCGCTATAGTTCAGTGCGCCCTCGCCACCGTACCACGCAATAGCTGCACCACGCGCGCCGTATTTGTCATAGTATTCTCTGAGCTTATGACGCGCAACTATTTCTTGGTTTTCTGGTGTCATAGGAGCATCGGCTGACAGGCCAGCTTCTTCTGCCCAGCTAGGCCAGTTATCCGACATAATCTGGTACTTGCCGCTCGCACCAGTACGGCCGTTCACCGCGCCATAGTTGCCGCCGCTTTCCTGCCCTCCTATAGCGTTTACCAGAGATTCAAACTCATCTGTTTGCGGCACGGTAGTTTGCTCTGTTCCGTTGTCGTCTGTGTTGGTGTTTATGGTGCTCAGTGTATCATCCGCATCTGACGGACCGAACACCTTGCCGTAAGCGCCAGCGGCTGCGTGTGGGATACCAGCGCCAATAGCACCAGCGATAGCAGAAAGGACAACATCCGGGTCTCTGAACGACCAAGATTCGCCAGCTTCGATTTTCGGAATAATCTGCTGCCCTGTTTCCTGTGCGGAGTTGATGCCCATACTTGTCAAAATTTTAAGCGCTGTGCCAACTCTGGTTTTGCCAGTCGCAGAAATCAGTGCATCCTGCAAGGTATCGGTGCCCGTAATAAACATCAAGTTGTCGACCAGAACACCTTTTGCTACGCGCTCTGCCTCTACCTCTGTTTTCCCGGGAACGTATGTGCCGTTCTGCTTAGCTTTTTCTATGTAATCGAGCTTGCCACTGGTAACGCTTTCCAGCATTGCCTCTGGGAACGCTTGCTTTTGGCCTAGAGTGATATTGGCTAAAACGGGTGCAAGATATTTAGGCGCAGACTCCGCTACGCTTTCGCCGTATTTTCCAGCTATTTTGCTCAAGAACGGCGCGCCTTTTCTTACGATTTCTGCAGCCCCTTGCTCTGCGGCAAACTTTTCGGCTGCTGTCGGAGCGCCAGCTTTTGCGGTTATGCCAAGTCCGATAGCGTAGGGAGCTATACTAGCTACAGCAGCGGCTATAGAGTTTGCACCCAAAGGGTCGCTGTAGTTGCGCGCGTACTTTTTCTCGACATCTTCGCCAAATTTCTCAATACTTTTGTTGGTTCTGTTTGACCAAGCGATTAACCCGCCGTCGGCTTGGTGCTGCTTATCCCATTCTTCTTCCGTCATATAATCTGGTTTGCCGTAGTAGTTGAGCAGATTGCCGCCAGCGCGGATTAGGTTGCCAGTGGCGCTCAAAACGCTATAGCCAGCAGCTTGCAGAATGTTGTCATCGTCGTTGTTGTTCGGAACCGAGTTGTTCGGGGTCAAGGCTTCCGGGTTTAAATCTTGCAGGAAAGAAAAGTCGTACATCGGACGCTGAGGTGAAGCGAAGTTAAAATTATATTGTTGCTTTTTGTCATCCATGTTTCAGTCGCGCTCCTTTTGTTATATCCAACCGCGGTCTTTCAAGGCTTGCTCCAGATAGCCGCTGTTTTGGCCGAGCATCTTTCTAACCATCTGTCTAGCCAGTTGCGCTAACTGCGCGTCGTTCCACTCGTTGCCAGCCGCAGCCTTTAACTGGGTAAGCCAGTCTTGAACTTCGTCGTAATCGTTGATGTTTTGCGGCACTGAACGCGATTGTTCCCCGCCAGTAACGACGCTGCCAAGAAGATTGCGAGCGGCTCTAACTTTATCTTTGTACGGATATGGCTTATCTGGATATTTTTCGTTCCAATCAGCTTCGTCTTTAACCAACCACTTTGCGGTCTCGATTTGCTGGCTTGTCGGTCCGCCGTTAGCGTTGGTTCCTTTTTTGCCTCCATAAACAATCTTGACTGCTTCGCTAAAAGGAATTTTGTAGGCATCGGCTACCGCTTTAATCTGGAAAACATTTTTCTTTACGAAATCGTTGTAAGCTAAATTATGTTCAAGTATCTTGGCTTTTTGGGTGGCGTCCCAGCTCAAATCAGAAGCAAGTTTCATGTCCGCTTCTTTGTATTTATGTTGTTTGTCCAAACGCTTGTCGGTCACTTCGTTATTGTATTCACTCTGCATGGTAGGCAGTCCGGCCATCGCAACCTTAGCGCCGTCTGGGTTATATTCCGCCATGCGTGAGCCAATCATCTGGGCTGCTACATAGTCCTTAGCTTGGATTGCGCCCAAGAATTGCTCAAACATGCCGTCGTAGACTGTTTTTCTTGCCTCTTTGACTGTCTCGTCTACATCTGGCTGAATACGCTTCAAGGCACTGTCAATTTGCCAACTAGGTGTGCCGTTCTCTACCAATACTTTTCTCAGCTCATTTTTAATTGCGTCACCATCTGTAAGGGGAACTTTATTCAGTCTTGCTTTCGCCAGATTCTGTTGAACCATCTGGCTCATGCTTTCAACCTGTTGGGCATCCCCTTCTGGATTGGCACTATTGGCATATTTAGCTGCCACGTAGTCGGCTTTCTCTGCTGCCAAGTCTCTCGGTACCGTTTGGGTTAATCCGACAGAACCTTGCTGGTCCGGCTTATAGCCCACGATGCTTTCGGACGTTTGAGGTGTTGCAAGGTTTGCCGCTTGCAACTGCTGCCCGCCGACAGTGGTTGTGGGGGGTGCAAACTTCTCGATAGAAGGACCGATAGCGCCTTGCTGAGCGTCGTCAGAGCTGTTTGCGGCAAGCGGGTTTTCTATTGTATTGCCGCCTACTGAAACTTGCGTCAGCGGACCAGCGGCATCTTGCTGCGGCTGCCCTAAATCGCCTTGTGACGGCCCTCTCCCTGTTATTTCATCCAGCTTTGCGCGCAGTGCGGCGTCATTCTTTTTCGCACCTCGTTCTTCGTATCTGCTTCCGAGGAATCTGCCGAGCACAGAGCCGATGTTGAACCAAAGGTCATTCGTCATGGGGATAGTGGTGTTGGTGGGCACTTGCATCTTCATTCCATATGCGCCAAAACTCATTCTGCATCACGCTCCTTACCATTCGTTTGTTGCGCCTTTGGCTACAAAACCGTTGGCGTAATATGCGTTAGTTCCTGTCAGCTTCATATCGTAAACTTTTCTTGTGCCGTTAAAGACAATACCCTTGACTTTGCCGACATTCTTTAAGGCGTCGCCGATGCGCAGCATTGCAACATCACGCCATGTGCCATCTGCTTTCATCAGAGGCTGGCTCAGTGTTGTGATTACATCATGCATGTTGCCATCCTCGTCTTGGCAAACAACCATATAGACTTCGCTGTCTTGCGGTTCCATAACCTCGACAACTTCTTCGATGCACCTTCTGTCGCGAACGTGGTCGTATGCGAAAATTTTGTCTCCGACATTAACGTCGCGGATTGCTTTGGTTCCAGCATCTGTTTCGATTGGCGTTTCTCCAACAAAGCACCACAGTGAACCATAAGAGCCTGTCGCCATGCCTAAGCCAGCGTTGAATAAACTTCCGAGCACACCGCTGCCGCCGCTCTGGCTTGTGGTGCTGGTTGTAGTGCCAGTGCCTTTCATAGCGTTCAATGCGCCCAACGTGCCGCCGCTGTTCAAGCCAAGGGATGCGTTCCAAAGGTTCAAGGCTGGCTGCTGAGCCGCTTCTTGCGCCGCTGCGGAGGTGGTAATATTCTGGCCAGCCAAAGAAGCCTGCTGACCGTACAAACCGTTCACTGTGCCGATATTATTCTGGTATTGTTGTGCCATAGTATCCGAAGCGTTCTTGGAAATATCGTTCAGAGCTGTGTTTGTCACGCTGCTGTTAAGGATGCCTCTGGAACCAAGGCTGTTGAGAGTGCTGCCCATAGTGTTATTTACGCCACTTCGGATAGCGTTCTCCATGTTCTGCTGATATGCAGACGGCAAAATGCCTTGCGTCAGATTGGCTACACCCTGTTGTGCCGCTGAGGTCTGCTGGTTGGCGTTATTCAATAACTGGTTGTAGTCAACTTGGATTGTACCCAAGCTGTCTTGCAACAAACCTCTCGCTACTCCATTCAGCCACAGTGCGTTAGGCGCAATGGCTTCGGAGTAGTCAGCTGCTGCTTTTTGCAGTCGAATTTCCTGTTCCGTTGGTTTGTAGGATTGTACAGTTGTAGAACTGCCGCCTTTTTTACCCATTAAGCACACCCTCTTTCCGTAATTTCTCTTTCATTTTTTCGATTAGCGGGCTGGTTGCTTTGGTGTTGAAATAATGAGTTACCCAATAAACTGGCTCGCCCGTCTTTTCGTCGTTGTGTTTGTGCGTGATGATAACCAATCTGCCGATGCTGTCTTGGCACCAATAACGGAAGCGCCCGTCAACATCTTCCTTTTCGATTGTCTCCCAGCCAAAACCACGGATGTACGGCTCGATGTGTCGGGTGCAAATGCTGGCGACACACTCAAAACCAGCCGTACAGCTTACAAGTTCGGCGTAATCTCGCCAGAATTTAGCGTCACCGCACACTTGATAAATAATCATCATCTTGCCTTCAAAGTCGGGCTTCATGCTTGCAAAGCCTCTTTCCGGCATATATAAAAGGCGATAGCCCGGTAATAAATCAAAGCTATCGCCTGTTTTGGTTTCGTAAATTTCAATCCATTCTTTAAGGCTTTTAGCCTTCATATTACATTACCGCCTTTCTGTTCTAATCACTCGTCGATGCCATACAAGCAGAAGTTGTTTATTCTGTGCGGTGATGTGCTAGTCACAATAACCTGCATAGCCCGCAAAGAATTGTAAAAATGTTTTATCCTGCGCTTGGTCGCCAAGCTGTAATCAAAGCCGCGGTCGGCAACCTGCACATGAATCTTGCCGTCCTCATCGCCTACTCTGCCCTCGACAAAAATATCAAAGTATCTGGTGATGATGCGGTTGGGAGTGATATACATCTTCGAGATAATTTTGCTGTGTATCGGCTCACCGTTGTCTGTGGTGTACTCGTCATTCATACGGCAGACGCCTTTGTCAGTGGCCAGCATAATGCCGTTATCTGTCTGCGCAACGTCGTGAATATCATCATGGAAGGTGTATTTGTACGCTGCGCCAGTATCGTACTGATATATATAAAAGGTCTTTTCGTCCTTGGCGTTAGGGCGTATCCAGAGCTGCTTCATGGTCAGCATGTTCCAGATTCTTGGTTTGTAACACTCTTTTTGCAGCAGTCTGTTTATCTTATACGCAACCTCGGTTGTGTCAAAGTTGCCGTAAGTTGTTGTTGTCTGCAAACTTCGGATGCCCAAATCTGTTGCAAACACAATGGTGTTGCCCAGCAAAGTGAATGCTTCCCTGTCATCCTGTGCGTGGGTGTCGCTCAGAATCTGCTGGCTCTGCAAGTCTGGCACAGTGCCGCTTATCTGATAACCCAAATCATTGGTCTTGAATACAATCAAGTCACCAGAGAGAGGCAACGTAGTGATAATGTCGCCGCCGTCAAGCTCGCCTATGCCATACCACTGGGCTTGGCTCACCATGTTGGTGTCCTCTTTCCACGCCTCGTCGGAGGTACAGTCGCCAGTGCTGCTGTAATGAAAGTTATCATCGCCGCGTTTGGATGTGCCTAATCTGCTGTCGCGCACCCACAAATTGTCGCAAAGGAAGCTGCCCTCAACAGTGGTCAAGTTGTTCTCGTAATCATAGTATTGCAGCTTATCGCCGCTGCCTATGGTGACTTTGGCACCAAACCGCTGGCAAACAGGACGCTCTTCGCCCGTCAGTTTGCCAATCAGCTTCGGCGTTTCCTTGACGTAACTGTAATAAGCATTAGCTGTTCCTCTTGCCGGTGCTTTACCGAACAGCAGGAAACCGTCCGTGCTTTGGTCATACCAGATTTTATCTACTGGTTCACCAATGTCGATAAGCGGCTCGGAATAGCCGCACCTTGTACGCAAAACGCCCTGCTCGAACATATAGTTTTCAAGCAGGACGGCTTCGTTTTCACCTATCATGTTGTCTGGCACAGAAGCGTTCATGCCGCCCACTAAACTGCTTAGGCAACACGATACGCTCTGCGGTTCTCTTTCTATCGGCATAATCTCACCTACATTGTAATCTTCTCAATATCAGCCTTGTTCTGCGCCGCTTCAACCTGTTCTTTCGCTTTACGATACGCAGTATGCAAAGCATTACTACGCACAGCAACAGCGGCAATAACCATGCGCAAATCATTGGCAGTCACCTTAACGTCAGCATTGTCCGCTGTTGTCCAATCAATACTTGCTCCCTCGCCTTGCAACGATAAGGCAATGATAGCCGCATTGATACGGTCACGGGCTTTCTCGTCATAGTCAAAACTGTTGCCGTTGTATTCAATCGGCTCAACCTCGGCCGTATCACGCTGGCGCTTTAACATCAAGATTTTACGCTGTTTTATGGTTTCCAATGGTTCTTCTTCGTGTGTAACGGTTACGCCTAATTCTGTTAAAGCCTCATCGCCGATTGACAGCGGTATGAATACACCCTCTTTACCTAGCGCTTCGGAAAGCTCATATAAATTAGAGTAGGTCTGCTCTTTATATGTATAAGTCGTTTGCATCCTCAGCCCTCCTTAGTTAAATACTATTTCAACTTTAAATTTCTTTCCCACGTTAGCAGCAGTAAACATACTTGATACATTCGACGGCACACGTTGCACGTATGTATAAAATCCTGTTGTGCTACCTTGATATGATATTTTACCCACTGCCAAATTAACCATTACACCTGTTTCCATAGGAGTAATGTTAAGGCTGATATTGCGACTGCCACTCGTTACGCCTTCTTCTTTAAAAGCCACATCAAGCCAACCACCATAATAAGACAGAATAACAAGAGTAACGGCTCTGCCGTCATGCGTAACATCCCCTGTAACCTCGCCATAATTACCATTATTGCGACTATAGCCATATTGACCACCTTGCTGCCCCATTGTCATAATGAACACATTCTCTGGTGTTTCAGTGCCACCACCACCATCTGTCTTTTTGTACATAAATAAACGATTAAGCCCCATATTACATCACCCCTAGGATAACTTAGATGCTTGTACGATGCTAGTTTTGTTACCGCTATTATCTAATGTTATAAAGATATTAAGTAATAAACCCGCACTCGTAATAGCAACATCACTAGCACTACCAAGGTATTTAAGCGTTCCTGCATTAGTAATAGTCAGAGGATAGTCAGCATTAGATTTTATATATGCAGTAAAAATTAATGATTGACCACTATTTAGCAAATAGGTGAAGTTTGTTAAATCTAAAGTAAAACTACCTGTTGCATTATACACAGCCGTAACGCTAGAAGGTTTTACAGAATTTCCATTAGCGTAAGTAGTTTTATATTTTTCTACACCCAGCAAGGCTAAGTCAAACGACTGCAAAGCCGTCCATGAGTTCTGTGCAGACGTGCTTACTCCATCACCACTAGAAGTAGAGATATTAACATTACCATTTGAATCGGGTGTAACATTATTTACCGATTTCACAACAGTAGGTTTATTGGTCAAATCGTTATAACTTCCACTTGTAGCGACTGTTGCAAGGTCTGCCGTGTCTGCTTTGGCTGCAAGAGCTTGTCCCCATGCTGTGCCGAATTCATCGAATTTTGTCGCTACTGCTTTATTCTGAATAGCATTTGTGCTTGTGCTTGATAAAGTATCGTCTACAATAATCGCTTCGGGCATCGTCGGCTTATCTAATAAATCGTTATAGCTACCGCTGGTAGCTATGGTAGCTAGTCCGGTAATCATACTCGCGGGATGCGAGCTAGGATGCGTGTAAACCGTATCTGTAAATTTAGCATTTTTAGGTACGGCTGTTTCCACGGTCAGTCCGTTTACCTTGGCAGCATTTGCCGCCGTGTCATTTTTGCCCAGTTTTTCAGCAAGCATAGCTTTGACCTTGCTATAAAAATAAGCAAGGCCGTCCAAATCTACCAATTTAGCCATATCAAATATCACCTCCGTAGGCTATCAGAACAAAACCGCCTGTACCGTTTGTACCGCCAGCACCGCCTACAGTTATAGCATAGCTTTGCCCAGCGGTAACGCTGACATACTGCGAGTCATAGCCGCCAGAGCCGCCATATTGTCCACCTCTGCCGTATGTACCCTTGTTTATGTCAAATGACATTAAAAAGCCGTCTGTTATGCTGTTGCCTTTAGACGCATTACCATTAGGAGTGCCGCCGTCACCTTTGCTCCATGCCACGCCAGCTCCATAACCACCTGTTGCAGTAACGCCGAACGCTGACGTATTGCCGCCGTCTTTGCCGTTGCCGCCTAAGCCACCTTTACCAGCTCCACCGCCACATACAGCGACACGCATACGAGATACGCCGCTAGGGACAGTAAACATATAATCGCCAGCATCAGTCCAATATTTTTCGGTGTACGGCACGCTGACAGCCGCTGTGTGCTGTGTAGCAATGGCATACGTCACGCCGTTTATGCTGACACGTCCTGCTGTAGCGTTTGCATCAGTAACGTCTTTTAAAGCAACATAGCCGTTACCGACTCTTAACGCTTTGTCACCTGCTTCCGCAGCCGTAGAGTAAATATTGCAGGCAGCCGTTGAGCTGCCTTTTTTTATGTATAATTTCTGAGATAAAATACTCATTTAAGCCACCCAAATTGTGCCACCGGGAATGTTCAGAGTGTCGGTTACAGTAAGCGTTTTTACTGTAATGCTATCGCCGCTGGGGATTGTGCCTGTACCCGCAAGATTGAGCGCATTGTCAATCTCGCTATTAGTAGCAATTTCTACATCAACAGCACCTCCTGTGCCTTGCTCGCCCTTGTCACCCTTAGCTCCCTGTGGAATAGTAAAGTCAAGCACTGCCGCAGATGTAGTGCCGCTGTTAGTTACCTTTGCTGCCGTACCTGCTGCGCCTGTGGTAACAGTACCTACTTTGATAGTAGCTGCCGCACCTGCTGCACCGTCATTACCTTTAGGCCCTTGGATGCCTTGCAGACCTTGTACACCTTGTAAACCTTGCGGCCCTCTCTCACCTGTATCACCTTTAGCCCCAGCATCACCTTTATCACCCTTCGGGCCTTTCAGTGCAGCTAACTGCTCCTGCGTAAAATCGGCATAGGTGAAAGCGTCGCCCTTGTCGCCTTTAGCTCCCTGTGGGCCTGTTGCACCTCTTTCACCCGTTGCGCCCTTCTCGCCTTGGACACCACGTAAACCTTGCGGGCCTGTGTCGCCTTTATCACCTTTTGGCCCTTGGATGTTACCGCAGTCAATCCATTCTGTGCCAGACCACGCATAGAGGTTAACGCCTACCATATATGCGTCACCTTCGTTGCCTTTAGGATGTGCAGCAATTAAAGCGGACAACGAATCATATCTGCCTTTAATAGTAACGCCTGTACCCTGTTCGCCTTTATCGCCCTTCGGGCCTTGCGGGCCTGTCGCTCCTTGTGGGCCTCTCTCGCCTTGCGGGCCTGTCGCTCCTGTTGCACCTTGCAAGCCACGCAGACCACGTTCGCCTTGTGGGCCTTGTGAACCAGTATCACCTTTAGGCCCTTGCTCACCTTGTGGGCCTTGTAAGCCACGTTCGCCTTGCGGGCCTTTCAGTGCGGCTAACTGCTCCGATGTAAAGTCGGTGTACTTAAAAGCATCACCCTTATCACCCTTGTCACCTTTAGCACCGGGCAGACCTTGTAAGCCTTGCTCGCCACGTTCACCTTTAGCACCTGTTGCGCCTGTATCGCCACGCTCGCCTTTTTCGCCTTTTTCGCCACGTTCGCCTTTTACGCTTACCGGAGCAGGATTGGCAAGACCAGCTTTATTCGTCCATGTCATTACGCCGTCTTGGCTTACAGACGGAATATAGACGTTTACAGACTCGCTATACTCTTTGGCCTTATCAGCATACCCCTTGGCGTTCTTCTCGCTCGCAGCGGCGTTCTGTGCGCTCTCAACAGCCTTATCTACCTCTATACCTGCGTTCTCTGCCTTGTCTGCGTACTCTTTTACCTTTGCCAACGTATCGACAAGAAACGTGTTAGTCAGTCTGGTTTCGCTTCCTGCAGGGTTCTCTTCAAACTCGTTGCTACTGACCCGCACCGCCTTGTCGCCAGTGGTTGCGATAACATCTCCTGCAGTTTCCTTGCCTACTACTGTAAGCTGAAATTGTCCCGATGTTCTCGCACATTCGTAAGGAACGATGCACTTGCCGTCTACAATAGCAACCTCATAGGTTTTGTTATCCCTCGCAAATAACGCCCATTTGTCGATGCCGTCCCAATCACTAGAAAAGGTAAACAGCAACTGCACAAAATTCTTGCTACCTTCTGTTACATATGCGTCTGACGTTCTTGTCAGCCGCATACCGTCGATTTCAAATTCAATCTGCATTGTTTCACCTCGCTTATTCTTGCGTTTCAAGCGTATAAGTAGTAGAAGAGTTATCTACTACCATAAAGTTAGCATAGCCACGAGATACAACTACATCACTATCAACATCGAACGTGGCACTCGGGACTGACATAGATAAGCCGCCTCCGTTGTCGTACGCTGAATTGTAATTGTTTGTATCGGTATGAGTGCCATAAGCTCTAAATGTTACTTGCGTCGCTCCAGACAATTTTGCTGTTACGCTAAAATCGCAAGCCCACTCGTGCTTATCTGCATCTGTATCAGGCCCATAATGGAATGGAGTAGTCGATGCAACGCCGTCACCGCTGATTTCTGCATAAAAATTGCTTACTCCGTGCCCTTTATCAACGCCCTCGTCGACAGACGAATAGCTGTTCCACGGAATATTATGTACATAACCAGCAACAGTAATACTGCCAGCCGAGGAAGGCACAACAATAGTGAAATTCATAAATACGTTTTCCCCGGTTTTAGATACTTTATACCCTGTAATAGATTTGTTAATTACAACCAAGCCTTTTGAATCTTGACCTAAACAAGAATAACAGTTAACCTTAAATCCTTCGTTCGTTATGTCAGTTGCAGAGCAAACAATAAAGATATTATTCTGCGAATAATCTGCGTTGTTGACCATTAAAGATGTAGGCGAAACAAATATCTGCGGTACTTTTGGCCATGGTGCGTTAAATTTAACACGTTGTCCATCATAAGCTACGCCGATAATCATTTTAGTAACCTGTGCATAAACAATGCCGCTTGCATCAACGTAGTTAATGCCCTCTTGGTTAAACAAGGTAAACGAGCCGTCGTTACTGCTTAATCTCAATCCCTCTTGGCTCAGTTTGACGTTACCGCCTGTAATCGTCAGCGCTCCTGTCAAGTCAATGTTTGCAGCGGCGAAGTGCTTGCCTGTTATGGTATTTGCCGCTATCTTATCACCGATAACACTTCCTGCCTGTATAGCATCAGAAGTTACGCTGTCAGCGGCTAACTTCTCTGCTGTAATAGCACCTGCTTCTATTTTCTCGGCAGTGACCGCTCCTGCGTCGATTTTGGTCGATGTGATAGCGTTAGCCTGTATCTTGGCGGATGATACAGAGTTAGCCTTTAAATGCTCCAGTGCGATACTGTCAGCGGCTATCATGCCGCCTACGATAACATTGTTGTCAAACACTGTATCGCCTGTGATATGCACCTTGTTGCCGTCGATTACAATGCCTTCCGTTGATACGTTGATAGCGTTGATAACGCCGTCTTTCTTTACACATAACAGAATATCGTCTTGCAGTTGGTTGATAGATGAGTAATTGCAGTCAGCAGGTTTTTTGTTCAGCTCTGTAACTACGCTTGTAATGCTGTTAGCGTTCTGTACGATTGCTGAACCTTGGCTGTTAATCGTTGAGCCTTGCTTATCAACCTTTGTGACGATGCTAGTAATATTATCAGCGTTGGCTTGAATTGATGCCTTGTTGCCTTTCACGTCCTCTACAATAGCAGTAATGCTCTTGGCGTTCTGTTCGATAGCAGAAGCGTTGCCCTTAACATCCATAGCGATTGTAGATATGCTGTTGGCGTTCTGTTGAATAGCCGTGCCGTGGGTTTTCAATGTGCCCTCAGCATCATCTACACGCTTGACCACGCTTGTTATAGAATCAGCGTTCTGCTGAATAGAAGAAGTGTTGGTACTGATTGTACCCTCGTTGACTGTTACTCTTTTGGCCAACGCCGTAATATCAGTAGCAGTCTGCACGATAGCAGTACCCTGTGTGGTTACTGTACCCTCTATGCCCTCTACTTTCTCGTTCAAGCCGTTAACTTTTGTCATAACGCTTGAAATGCTGTCAGCATTTTGATGTATACCGTTGGCATTAGCGTCAATCAGCTTGTTAGCCTCCTTGATAGCCGTGGTATTATCAGTAATCAGCTTTTTGAGTGCATCATTGATACTAGGCTGATTGTTAGCCTTGTCGATAGCATCCTGCGTGAATTTATCAAATTTGGTGTAGTCGATAGTCGGTACTTGCCCTATATCAATGCCGGCTTTGCAGTCTGCTTCTGTTGTATCGCTCCACTCGCCGTCACCCAGCGGGTCGACAAAGCAGTATTTGACTGTGATGTGCCCGATGAAGAAGAAGTAAATATACTCGCTGTTAACTGTATAGAAATCATCCTCAACGGTTTCTGTGCTGTCCTTGGTCTTGATGTGAATCTTGTAGCCTGTTGCCCCTAGCGGCAAGCCTTGCATTTTAATGCGAACGCCATCAATCGTGCTTGTTAACTGCGGGGCGGTCGGCTTCTGCGGCAGTGCTTTGCTGAACTCATGGACTGCGGGTTCGCTATACTCACCGAAGATGTTACGAATATACAGATACGCCGTGCCGCTTCTGACACCGGGATTGGCTCTGCTCCACGTTTCTCGTGTGCTGTCCAATCGCTTGTCATTCCATACGCCGGGGTTCTGGTCTAAACGCAATTCAAAGAAATCTATATATTCGTTAGGCTCAAACAGCCACTTCCATAACGGGCCTTTCTCGTCCCACGTCAGCACAAACTGTGTCGGCGGATTAGGAATGTACTGGCTGCCTTGAATCTTGATACTAGCTTGCGGAGCTGTGTCAAAGTCCGCCGTGTTGCCCTTGGTATTTACCGCTACTACCTTGATATAGTACGTCAGACCTGTAGTAGCGCCGCTATATACAAACTGTGTGCCGCTGCTTTCTCCTGCCTTCTCCCATGCTTTATCCGTAGCCGTTCTGAACCATACCTCGGCTTTAGCATAGTTTGTTACAGTAGTCTTTACCCATGACACCTGTATGGAGTTCACTCGAACTCCATCATTGATTGAATGTAGCTCTAATAGCTGTACACTGCTGACGTGGCCTGGTTTTTCACCTGTTTCGGATGTGCTGTCGTCGATTTTTTTATTCGTCAGCAAGCCAGATTTAACGAGATAGTTTTTCAATGCAGCTACAAAAACCTTGCCGTCACCGCTGACGTTGTTGGGGATATTGGTCAATATTTGTTTTATTTGCGCCTCATCAAGCACGTTGTTGTTTTCTTTATCAGCCATATCCTTCACCGCCTAAGCTATGCTCTCGCACTGTACGCCGACTCTATAATGTCCATCAAAGAACTGTTCAAACTTTGGTCTTGAGATACATTCAACCGTTGCTGGTTCATAAGCAGAATCACAGTCAAAGTTACAATGACGTTATTTGTTACTGTGTCGTCATAAGGCATTTCTTCATTTTCGGCACCTGTAATATTTGGTGCTTTATAAAAATACTTCATAGTATAATCTTTGACGCTGGTATCGAGAAACTTGATTGTTTTACCAGTAATCTTGATGGGTAAAATGCCACACATCTTAATATAATCATTTGGCAATGTATCGCCGCTTCTGATTACAACATCCTTGATGGCGATAGGGTTGCCAGAGCCAACAAAGTAAAGTCCGATGTAGTTTATGGCTTGATTGATGTAGCTGACAATTTCGTCATCGTCGAAATCGCCAACGCCTTCTTTATCGTTAATGCGATTGCGAATATCTTGAATAATTGCTTTAACTAACATGCTTCCTCCTTCTATACCATAAACGGCATACGAATCCTCGCATGAGAATAGCGACGCATCGGCACGATGTTTTGAATCGCTTCCTCGATGCCGCTCAACATTTCTTCGTTACTGTTGCTTAACGCAGCAAAAGCAAAATTGCGCACCAGCGATTCAAAGACAAGCGGCAAATCAATTTCATCATTGGCGCTCTCAACTTCTTCAAGTCGCTTGCGATAATGCACAGTGAAATCTGGTACGCCGCTATAAATCTTGCTCCCGACGATTTTGTATTCGTCAAACTTCGGGGTTTCAGTAGACGGTACTACCGCAAGCGGTCTGCCGCATTGCAAGTCGTTCATGCCTACCAGCGTTACAAAATCATATGGCAAGGTTGCGCCCTTCTGCATTTGTTCTGAGGTAAGGTGATACTCCTTGACCTTTTCCAAAAAATCGCTGTTGCGTAAAGCATAAGATGCGTTTAAGTATTCGATAACATCATTTATAGCATTGATAATCTGATAATCACTATATTTAATCTCGTCAAAATCCATAGCCTTTAAACGGATTTTACGGATTAGTTTTGAAACCTCGATTGCCATGTTGCTTCACCTCAAAAATATTTCTTAGGAATCAACGGAGCATACTCGCGATGCACCTCAAAAAACTTCTGCACATACTTTGTGTACTCACCGTTATCTCCGGCAGCTAAAGCTCTTTTGGCAGTAACAAGCCACGGGTCATAATTCCACATTTCGGGCGGGATGTAACCCATAACCCTGACCTCAAAACCGTCCTTGCCTACCGCTCTGCCGCCGCCTTCACGCTCAGTCATGCGGGCTACCTCGGCAGCTACGCTATGGTCAAATTTGTTGACAACGTGAATTTTCTTCTCGCCGTCAATATATACTTTCTGGTCTACTAACATTGTTTCGCCCTCCGTGTTTTAGTTGGAGCTGGTGACAGGAATCGAACCCGCAACCTAGTGCTTACAAGGCACTTGCACTACCAGTTGTGCTACACCAGCATATAATAAAACCCCTCGAAACCGAGGGGTTTAAAGTGGTCGAAATCGACTAGGTTAAGTGGCTGAAATCAACTATGCGAAGCGGAATATACGCCCGTTGCCGCAGGACTTGTAAATTCCACGACAACACTTTGATATATTGGAATAGTCAACGCTTTCTCTTTCAGCGGCTTCTCTACCAGAATTATATAGAACCTGCTCGCCGTTTGGACGAACGCATAAAACTGCTTTGCGTTTTTTAGCGGCACGTTTTGCGATTATCAGCGGGTTCCTTCCAAGTGCCCTTACTTCTTCGCGATGCCTAACGCCCACGTCGTGACTAGATTCCTCCGCTGTCAAGAAGCAGCAAGTTGCTGGTGAATATTCTTTATTTCCTGCAACCAGTGTGTCTTTATCAAGCATGACCCTACAGTTGGGACTCGCTGCCCACAATTCAAAATTCGGCAATTTCTTAATATCCTCTGCAAAAAGTGACAATCTGTGCCATCTTTCACAAACGGAACACCCTATATAAAACGGATTCTTTATATGGAATTGCACGCTATATACTCGTTGTAACATTCTATGCCACAAATGATATATGCGAAATTTTAAATCTTCTTTTCCAGCAGTTTTCCAAGAACTAGCCCAACCGTAACAGTCGTTAATGCCTACCCCATATACTAAAGCTTGCATATTCCCTCCTAAACCAAACTCCTCCCCGATATAGAGGAGGAGTTTATATTCATCTGTTATCAGCGTTTAATACCAATAATAGCTGCGCTTGCCTTGGGCGCGGAGCATTTTAAGCCTAACCATGTTTCAAGCATACGCTCATCGTAGGAGCCTTTCTTCGGAATGGGTACGTCACGAGTATGCAGGAAATATTTAATACCCCAGTAGCCCATATCCATGCAGTAGATGCGGCTATCCGGCAGCATACGATGTGCTTCGGCGGTCAGTACGCCGTAGTCAGTCTGGATAACGTCGGCAACAAGATTCAACTTGTTCTTCTTCGCCATATCGCGGTAAGAAGTAGCCTGTGCGATTACCAACTGGCTGAAAGCGCGTTTCTTAGCGGGAGACATAAACGCATGGGTAGGATTGCCACCACGGTTATATGCCATTTCCATCACCGCGTTGAGGTCATCCAGAGTGTAGTCGACAGTGCCGCCTAAATCCAGTACGTTGTTTTTGATGATTTTAGCGGAAGTGCCAGCGGCGCTCGGTTTGACCTGTTCAGCGGCAATGTTCTCGACAGCACCTTTTTGGGTGTTGAAGATAGTGAATTTGGTTTTCGGAGTAGCAGCATCGGTGCGGATGTAATAAATGGTCTTAGCAGACAGACCAGTCGGCATGGTTTTTGCGGTGAAATATACAAAGTCACCAGTTTCCAAGCCATGCGGTTTGGTGGTAGTAATAGAGCCATCGGTAGTGCCGACGGTTACATCCAGTTCTTGAGTAGCCATGAAGAACGGAACGCCGCCAGTTTTAGCCGGAGTAGTCTTGTTCTGTTCTGCGTTGGTGGTCTCGTTGTTTACGAGAGCGTACTCAATATCAGCAGCATGTTTGCGAGAGCACTGTTCCAACAGACGAGCCAGCTCATCTTCGGGGCGGTAAACTTTAGCAACTTTGCGCTGTGCCTCAGTTACATAGTAGCTGTTTACAAAACGTTGGCAGTTGTTTTCCAAGCCTTCCAGATGGCCGATTTCTTTGGAGGAATAGTCCTCTTTTTCCAAGTGAGCGTTCTCGCCGGGTGGCTGCAAGCCTTCGGTCAGCCAGCTAAATTTCAGAGTGGTTGCATCTTCCTCGGAGCCGAAGCGGTTGAGGAACAGAGTGACCTCGGGGTCGATGTTGGTAATTACGCTGCTCATGTCCTCAGCATGGCCAATCGCATCAGAGGTATGGGATTGGGAAGTGCTGTAGGAAAGAGAGCGTGTTACGTCGTTAATTGCCATTAATTTTTCACCTCATTAAAAAATTTTATTTAACAAAACCGCATAGCCTCGGGGGTAGCTTATTGGTTTCTGTTACGGATAAATTCAGCCAGCCATGCTCGGCGGCCTCTTACATCAGATTTTGCCAGAGCGCTGTAATCTGGCACATATACGCTGTTAATATCTCTGCCGTCGCCAGCGCGTTCAACAGTCGGCGGGCGGTTGACGGCTCTCGGGGTTGTGCCCAAGCCGTTCTTCTGCATATAGAACATTTTGCGTGTATCTTCATAATAGTTGCGAAGAACCTCTGTCTGGGCTTCGTTGATAGTGCCGTTCTGCAAAGCTTGCAGCACAGGCACAATCACTTGCGCCTGTTTATAGGTCAAATCATTCACGCGAGTCAAAAGCATACGGTCAATAGCATCGAAGTTCGGTTCCTTCGCACGCTGCTCTTCCGTGAACTGATTAATGCCAGCATAGACAGCTTCCTGTCTCTGACGCTGCGCCTGTTCGTCTGCATAGCGGTTCTGCATCTTGGCCATAAGGTCTTGACGATGCCATTCTTTAGCCAGTTTGTAGTTAATGAGCTTCGGGTCGTCATCGTCCATAAGGTCGAGGTTCTCAATATCTTCTTCACTCAGACCAGCATCTTGCTGAGCGCGCGCATCAGCCTCTTTGTCGAGGCCTGTCAGAAACTCTCTCATCTGCTCTTGGCGAGTTTCCGGATTCATCTGCGCTTCAATCTCAGCGCGACGTGCCGCCTCCTGCTGGGCAATAGCTCTTTGCTGTGCATTGTGAGCTTGAACGGCTTGGCCGATTTTCCAGTCAGCATATTGACGTTGGTATTCCTGCGGAACACGTTTCTCGTCAACATAGCCTGTTGCGATTGCGTTGGAAAATTCGTCAAGAGTATAAGCAGGAAGTTGCTGGTTGAACTGCTGGCCAATCTGCTGCGGAGCATCTGTCAGCTTCGGCTGGTTGGCATCAGCACCAAACATGTTAGGTTCTTGGACAGTTCCTTCATTTTTCGGCTGTTCAGTCAGCGGACCGGGCTTCAAATGTGTTTTTCCGTCCTCACCTTTGACCAAAACATAGCCTTGAGTGCCTTCTGAGTTCTTTGCGGCGGCGATAATTTGCTGATTGCCGCTCTCGCGCGTTTGCAGCCCTTCTGAGCGATTTTCGGTACTTGCGCTAGTGTTTGTATTCACAGGTGCATTCGAAACGCTCTGAGAGGATTCTACGCTGTCAACATTTGGTTGACTTGTAGAAATTGTGTTTGTTTGTGGTGTGGAAGCGGAAAAATCGCTTCCAGCACCGCCAAATTCGTCAGCCATTGGTTTTACCTCCTAAAAAATCAGCCTTGTGTCTGTAATTGAACCAAGGCTCTCTCTTTTTGCTTGCCAGTGGCCGCTGCGTGTTGCAACATTTCAACCAAACGACAGACTGCTCTGTAGTCGCTTCGGTGTCTTTCAATGTCTCCGTAGCTTAACGCCGCTTCAAGCATTTTTTCATCCGCTTCTTTTTTTAAGCGGAACGCATATTTATACACCGCCTCAGCATCTTCTCCGTCGACGATGAAGTCGCGGAGAAGGTCGATGCGAGATTCGGCAGCTTTAATAACTTTAGAGTTATTGCGCTTAATCATTATTGAGCACCTCATGTTCTGCGATTGCCCGCTCGGTTGTACTAATGCCAAGTTTATCTTTAAGATACTGGCGCTGCACGTCGGGCGGCAAATCTGTAAGATTGATATTGAGACGCGGAATGGAGTATTTTGCGATAGACAGTTGCAAGCTGTTCTGCAATGCTTCGGCTTGGGCCTGTGCCTGTGCTTGAGCCTGTGCCTGTGCCTGTGCCTGTGCTTCTTCGCTCTCGGGGTCGAGCAGATATTGGGAAACATCTCGCAAGCCCAACGCTTCCAGAAGTTTGCACACAAGGTTGTACCAACTCTTTGCGTTCGCAATACCGAAGTTTGCAAGCTGCGGATAAATCTGGTTAAGCACCAGCATCAGATATTGAATCTGTGCCTCTCTTGTGCCAGCGCCCTGTCCGACATTGACAATCAAATCATAATCTACATCCAAATCCTCTTTTCTAATAGAAAGCGTCTTATTGGTCAGTCTAATTATCTGCTCATCTTCCAGATATTTTTGATTTAACAGGATGATGAACTTGTAAATCGGAATGAAAAATTTCTCTGCAATGCTTCGCGCCACCATTTTGTTGCGTTTTTCAGCCATGCCAAGAATGGCAGTAATGCCAGTTGCAGTATTGTTCAAAGAGTTACTGTCAAGGCCTTGGTTGTATCTGGTGCTGCCGCTCTGACTTTCAATCTCGGTCTGAGCATAGTTGATTACGTCCATAGAAACGCTAGACAATGGCAGCGACGGCGGAATAAAGACAGATTCTGTCGGGGCATTCTGCGTCGGGATGATTTCCTCGCCATTGAACAGTGCATCTACGTCTACCTTACGTTCATCAACAAAAACACGCGGGGCATTGTTCTTCGCCACGTTGGTGATAATCTGACGCATAACAGCGGTCTTTAAATCCTGCTGCTGTTCTAGCATGTCAGTGAAAGAATCGCGGTTAAACACAGCGTTCGGGTCGTAGACCGCGCTACAAACAAAGAACGGTGGGAATCCGTAATCATTCTCTACGATGCGGATTGGCTGGTCGCCTACAGCATGAACGATAATATTCTCGTAGATGCCGTCATTGTTCCAATCGACTTGCATGTAAGCCTCGTAAAGCTCAACCTCTTTGGACGCCAAGTCGTTGTCTGTCGGACGTTTAGCCCTGTCAGCTCTGTCTCTGTCATTGACATAATCCAGAGTGGTCGGCTCGGTATTGCCCGAGGTGTATTCCTTGAGTGCTTTGTCGATGTTCTGATAAATACCGTCTTTTTCGCGCTGCTTCAAATAGCTGCCACGCACAACCTTACGGTGCGCAACGAACTTACAATCTTGCAAATCTGGAGCATCCGGAGTGTAGCGCAGCTCTGATGTAGGAACATACTCTACAACAGGATGATTGCTCTTGACTTTCACGAGGTCATAAGTGACTTTGGTGAGGTCTGGCGCACCTTCAATATCCTCAAACTTCATATTCTCAATATTGCCGCCACCAACGCCTTCCATAAGGCCCAGAATCTGCGTCATGTCGTTCAAGTCAAGCATGAACTGCATCTGCTTGCGTTCTTCTTCACGTTTCCACCATACCTTCGCAATACAAAAGTTCTGGCTTAAAGCGAAGTTCAGCTCGGTCTGGCAGAAATGATACCAGTCATTCTTTTTCTCAAGCTGGTAGCGTACAAGTTCCTGCACCTTGGAAGCAACCTCATCATCATCGACGTTTACACCCTTGACGGAAAGCGGTGCGTCTGTGCCGCAAAACGCTTCCATGAGGCCTGTCAGAATCCACTGACAAGAAGTCTTTACGTCCTTAGAAACCCAGTTGCTGGTCTCCGAAAGCCTCGGAAAACGCTTCTTGTAGTATTCCTCGTCGGCTTCATAAATGTCTCTGCGATGCAAAATTTTTGGCTCGATAATCTGCTTGTACTGCGAATCCGCAATATCACGGCAACTCTCGAACGCTCGCATGATTTTGTCTTTCTGCGATTTTGTCAAAGTATCGAGCGATAAGGTTTTATCCTTTGCCTCGCTCTGTGCTTTGAGCATTTCCAGTGGGGACGGCGGTTGCTCTGTTCCCGGCTGGATTACGCCAGTCTGCGGCTGCTCCGGCAAAGTGCCACCAGTCATCATGTCAACTGCCCCTTGGTTTAAACCGAATTGAGGGTTGGTCGCTTGCCATGCGTTTCGATGGACTTCACTGTTTGCAGCCGCAGCCAGCTTATCGTTTAAATCTGGCATTAATTATCACCGCCTTAACCAAAGAACTCTGTCAGCACGCAGTCGCCGCCGATAACATAAAAGTTTTGACGTGCGGTTGGCAGCACTGGCAAAGTATAGGTTGTGCCAGCCTTAATCAGCAAGCCTTCGCCAGCTTCTACACTCTTGTCGCCAAGATAAATGTCAGTCTCGCCAGCGGTAATCGCCAAGCCGATGCGGCCGCCGCGCATATTGGTGAAAACCTCGGTGCTTGCAGCGGGCTTCGCACTGCTGGCGCTCAGCTTAGTTGTCATAATTTCCTTTACTGGACATAAAAGCATATGTTATTCCTCCGTTACCAGTCGTATCTCTTTTGTCCTTCATCATAACCGCTTTGGAGATAATCGAGGAAGGAACCTTTTGTTGCGCCGTATTTGTTACGAGGGGTTTCCGGTTCTGGATGCGCTCTCTTCCAAGCCTCTACGTCAGCGCCATCATCGAAAAATTTGACAGCTCCGGTATGGCCGCTTTGCTGAGGTTGATAGCTACCTTGCGGAGCCTCCGGATAATCCATTGGTGGTTCAGTGTAACCGGGGCCATAACCACTGTAAGACGGTTGTGCCTCTCTGGCAGGAGCATATTCACGTCTAGCAGAAGGATACTCAGAAGGCATAGATGGAGCCATAGTCGGACGTGCCTTTTGATACAGGTTATCTTCACCTTGTCTGCGAGAAGCCGCCTGTTTGCGTTGAGCAGCTTCTTTGTCAGCCCATCGTTTGTTAGAGGCACCAATATCAAAACCGCGGCCGTCGTCGTTATAAATACCTGCTTCCAAATTACGCGCATAGTTTTCCATGCTCTGCGCAAGGTCATCACGGCCTCGCGCTCGGGCTTCGGCTGCACGTCTGTAGTAATAAATAATGTCGTCTTGTACACTCATTGTTGAACACTCTCCTTTTACAATCTGCCGTATTTTCTCACCTGTCCCAGCTTCTTTGCCCGCTGGTACAGGTTTTTTCTTGCGAAAGATACAGGATAAGCAAAGGTCAGACACAGTGCGTCAGCCATATCTGGCGAACGTCCCGTCTTTTCTTTGATGCTCTCCTTGCTTTCAAGTTTGATTCTGTTCATGCCGTCAAAGGTATATTCGGGCATCGACAGCTCGGTGCGCAGATTCGGGTCATACGGCAATGAACCGCCCTGTTCAAGCCACTGTCGGCAACCATCCCACATTTCGGCACGTTTATTCATATAGCGCGTGTCCTCGATAGCCTTGCCGCCAAAAGGAACTTCTACGACTCCCTTGTAGCCAATCTGACGCAAGCGGTCGATAACGCCCTCGCCACGGCCAGCATCAATAAACACCGTATCTGGCCCCCAATCGTCAATCTCTCTGGCGATGATTCCGGCAAAGGTCATGTTGTCGACTTCTTTGCAGACAATCGGCTCAAAGGTCATCAGACCTTGACGTTTGAAGATTACGCAGCTATCGTCACCGAAACGCGCAACATCGACGCCCATAACCTTGGGCATATCCTTGTAATCCTCTTCCTGCAAATCTCTTTCCATCGCCGCGTTGATAGAATCCAGCGAGATAAGACGGTTGTAAGCGTTCGCAGCAAAGTCACAGTACAGCTCCTGCCGTATCTCTGTCTTTGTCATCTCACGCTTCATGTCCTCAAGTTCTTCCGGAGGAATAATGCCTGTTTCATCTACCGTGTACAGACAGGAGAACCAGTTGTTGTTCTTCTGTGCCTGTAAGTAAATGTCGTAGAACTGATTCTGCCCTTTAGGAGTACCAATAAAAACAGCCCAGCCGTGTCGGTCTGATAAGGCAGGTCGGATGACCTCGCCCCACAGCTCTTTACGTATCTGGGCGTATTCGTCTATTACTACACCGTCCCAGTACGTACCACGAAGGCCGTCTGGTCGGTCAGCACCAATTATATAAATTCTCGCTCCACGGGCATCCTTATGGTAGCTCGGGAACTCTACATACAGCTCACTCTCGTTTACCTTTCTGTCGGGAATCCCCGCAGTATACCGCTTCAAGTAGTCCCATGCAATCATCTTCGCCTGTTTCAAGAACGGCGCAAGATATGCGTAGTTCGGTGAAGGATATTTCGTCATCGTCAGAGCCTTCTTGATGAGGTGGTTGACACTGCCCACGCTCTTTCCGAAACGGCGGTGCGCTACAATTACCGCAAACCTGTACTGCTCAAGATTGGGATGCAGAACATCCCTCCAGAACGGTCTGGGAGTATACGGAATTGTAATGACCTTGGCATCAGCAGCAACCGTCATCAGAGGTGCTTTCTACCGCTTCAGGTGCTGGGGGCAATACCCCCTCTTTTTCCACAGGTGACGCTTTAGTGTCAATCACATCACCAGCGTTTTCGGCCCAGCCAAATACCAAAGGCTGACCATCGCCGCTTGTAAGCTGACGTGTGCTCTTTTCTTCCCATCCGGCATTGTTCTTCAACGCAAACATAATGCCCGTTGGAGCCTTAGAGTACACCAGCTTGCCCTCAAGATAGTCCTCAAGCCTCAGCTTTGCATCAGCCAAAATGGTGTTATAGGCTTCGTCCCTCTTGTTCACATAGTCCAGCATCTGACCACGGCTCTGGAATCCCAAATATCTGGCAAGACCACTGTATGTGGGCGGCTTCCGCTCTTTAATCTTCAGCTCCCCAGTCCTCGGGTCAATCACTTCCGGCAAGCAGTAGTCAAAATACTCTCTGACTTTGTTTGCCATGCTCTGAGGTGTGGGGTACATCGTTACAATGCTGCCACCAGCACCAAACAAATCACTCATAACCAATTCCTCCTTGTTGTTGTTGTCGTTGTTGTTGTTGTATTTTAAAAGCCTCGTACACACTATACGGAGGCTGATACAGTGCTAATCGTACAAGGCTCTTAAAAGCATTAAAAAAGCACTGTAATTTCTTACAGTGCTAATAATAAACAGTGCTATGTAGGTACTGTGTAAGTCTAGGTACTTATTGTTTTACCCCTACCCCTATACCCTACCCCTTGTTTTGTAGAGAATTTAGTGTTGGAACTGATAGTGTTGATGTAAACGTAAAGTGTTGATATTAAACTCTTGCGTCTAAGTGTTTAATAACTAGACTTTAGTTTTAAGCTGACTAGATATGGGGTATTGGATAAAGGGCATCCGAGAATGGGTACTTAGTACTAGCAGGGTAGGGGGGCTGGTAGGGGCTGATTTTTACGTCCGATAATATATCTTATGTTAAATTCTACCATTTTACCCCATTCTACCATTACACTTTTACCTCTTTTCTACCATTGTAGCCTATAATGTTACACCCTAACCTTTGATATGATAACCATACTCTACCATTCTCAATTATGCGGGATACAACTTTATAGGTTAATAGCGTGGTAGTT